TGCAGTATATTCCCAATATGTTTCCTGCTTGTTCTGGCGTCCTAAGAGCTTCTTATACATGGTTTTAACACATATACTCACCATATTATAGTTGTTGTGATCACAATCTTTAAACAAGTCACGCACTTCCTCTGCAAATTCGCCCATTCTGAGCACATCTCCGCTTATTCCTGCAATGTTTATGTCTATATGTACATAATCCTTTATCTCATTTATAACGGATTTAAAATGCTCGGAATCTTGTGTTTGTGGGTGGTATGTTAAAACTACCCTGTCCATATATTGTTTAGCCTTACTCCACCAGTTTACAGTTCTACTAGCATTACTGTATACGATACTGCTACTATTGTGTTCACTTATAGTTTTTATTATGTCTTCAAAGCCAGGAATAACAGTAACCTCACCACCTATTAACTCATACTCTGTCTGTTTGTCTAAAGAGCTGTAATGCGTTGACAGACGTGTTATTGCGTCTATGTACTGCTGTTTGCTTAACCAGGGCTTAGAACCATCATGTAAGATAGGAGGACAATACTCGCAAGAGTAATTACATGAGTTACCCATGTTCCATTGTATTCTTATTATATTGCTAGTATTTCTGGCGTGAGGACCACGTACAGAAACTAGATTGGACATTAGAGTCCTACATTGACTGTAAAACTTCCCATAGTAACGGAATGCAGACAAGTTGCTTTGGTACCAACCATAGCAACAGGTTGGCCTTCTGCTAAAACTGTTAAAGAACAGCCAAGTACTAAACTAGCACCAATATGTGGTGCTTCACCATGTGTAGAAACTATATCGCCTAATGTAGCGATAGGTCTGCCTTCAACTATCACAGAAGTAACTTTGGTGTTTTGTATAACACCAGTTCCGGCCATATCCATGAATCTTGCTACTTTAGGCATAGTATTATTTATCTACTATGTTTGGCTATCTTCTAATAATTTTAAATAATCTGTAGAACTATTTTCTAATGCAATATCTACTGATAAGTATTGTTCTCTTAAAATATATACTTCTTCTGATTTACTAGTAAACGTATATGGTACTACTGCTATAGACTCTTCTGCTACAACAACTAATCTTGGTTTACTTAATGTTAAACTTAAATTTTTATCATCGTAACCCATTAGTGTTGCTATTAACTCTATACCAGCAGTAGTTTTAACTGAAACTACTTTTCCTAATCCTGCTTTTAATATGTCTGTGTACATTATAAACTAAACCCTTTAAATGTTTTGTCATCTACGTCTTGTTTGGTACCACCTATAACGTATGATGATATTTCTGTCTCTTGTGGTGCCACTTGTACTGATCCACCTGTAATCCATGCTTGAGTCCAAGGTAATGGGTTAGTACCACTATTATATATCTTCTCTTGTCCTACGGCGTGCATTCGTTTGGCCGCAATAAACTCTACATATTGCTTTAGCAACTCTGCATTAAGACCTATAATACTACCATCTTTAAACAAATAGTCTGCCCAAATCTTTTCTTGTTCTACAGCATCAATAAACATCTGTGTGCATTCTGCATACGTTTCTTTTCTTATTTTCTCAAAGTCTTTGTCGTCATTAGGCAAGAATTTAAGCATTTGTTGTGTACTTGCTAAGTGAACATTTTCGTCTCTGGCAATTAGTTTAATAATTTTAGCATTGCCTTCCATTCTTTTAAGTTCAGCAAATGCCCAACTACAAGCAAAGGATACATAAAAACGTACACCTTCTAATATGTTCACACTCATCAATGCTAACCATATTCGTTTCTTGTGTTCATACTCATCATATGTTTTATAACCTTTGTCTCTTAAAAGATTATATTCAATTAGTTTGTTATAATTTTCTGTAATGCTGTCAGCACAATCACATATTTCTTGTATGTCTAACATTTCGTCAAAAACCTTGCTCGGGTCAGGATATATGTTTCTGATAATATGTGTATAACTTCTACTATGAATAGTCTCACTAAATGCCCAAGTTTCTATCCAGGTTTCTAATTCTGGCAGACTCACTATAGGCAGAAAAGCCAAATTAGGTGAGCGACCTTGTACACTATCAAGTATGATTTGTCGCTTTAAATTACTTGTAAAAATATGCTGTTCAAAGTCTGTAAGATTTTTAAAGTCGGTTGCGTCTTTAAGGATATCAACTTCCTCTGGTCTCCAAAAGAAGCCCAACTGTTTATCAGTTAGTTTATCAAACTGTTTATACTTTAGTGTGTCATACCTTTGTACAACAGGACCGCCTGAAGGATCTAAAAACATCTTTGCTTTAGTATGATGTTTCTTATTTTTTGTATCTAATACTGTCATTTTTTAATTTCCGCCTTTTGTCCTATTAAGTGCTGGTCTTTTTCCGTTCTTTTGCATATAGAATGCTATTAAATCTTCTTCATCTACACTATATGTAGAAAAAGTTTTTGTTATTTCTGTGCCTACAATATTAGTATAAGAAAATTCTTCTACATGACTTTGTTTTCCCCATAATTCCATTCTGATATCAGTTTCTTCTAATTGCTGTATAATGTATTCTGCATTTTTCATACCTGTACCACTACCACCTCTGAAGCCTTGTTTGTGTTCTCCCCATCTCTTTTTTATAGACTTTCCATATTTACCTATATAAATTACTTCTTCTTTTTTATTAGTATCGTTGACAAGTACCCAACAATATACCCCTGACTTTACTTCACTTGCAAATGGTGTATGTATAGCATTTAAATCTGGTACATCATTTCTGGAAACTACATCAACATCACCTGCCTTGGTGAACCCTAATTGTTTTAATTCATTACTGTTCATATCTTACAACTCTCGCAATCTTCATCATCTATTTCTGATAAGGCAAGTTCGCCTTGAGCGTCATCTTTGTGTACATCGATTTCGCCCTGACCATCATAGGTGTTATTATAATATAATTGTTTGCCACCGTATTTATAAAAAGTAAGTATATCTTGTATTAAAACACTCATTGGCACTTTTTCATCTTCATAATGCTCTGGATTATAACTAGTATTTACACTAATACCTTGGTCAATATATTTTTGCAATACAGCCATAATTTTTAAGTATCCTTGTGGGCTCTTTTGTTCCCATAGTAAGTCATACTTGTTTTTGTAGTAAGGATATCCTGGTACTACTTGTTTTAACACACCATGTTTGCTTTGCTTAATACTTACATAACTACGTGGTGGTTCTATACCGTTTGTGCTGTTACTAATCTGTGCTGATGTTTCTGCTGGCATAAGTGCCATTAGTGTTGAATTACGGATACCAGTTTCTTTTAACTGCTTACGCAATCCTTTCCAATCTTGTCTTTCTTTGTGCTTAACTAACTCATCAACGTCTGTTTTGTAAGTTTGGTTAGGTGTAATACCGTGTCCGTATTTTGTCTGCATTGTTAGTGGACATTTGCCTTTTTCCTGTGCCAGATCAGCACTTGCTTTTATAAGTCCATAACTCCATGCTTCTGCCCATTCATCCACTAATGCTAGATTAGGTTCTTGATATGTGCTGTCATGTTTTGCTAACCAATATGCAAAGTTTATAATGCCTACTCCTAATGGACGTCGGTTCATTGTACTTAGTTCTGCCGCTAGTACTGGGTACTCTTGGTAGTCTAATAATTCATCTAATGCTCTTACGGCTAGATTAGATATCTTTTGCATTTCCTGTAGGTCTTTTATAACACCCCAATTTACAGCACTTAATGTACACAAACTAATTTCACCTGTAGGATCATTTATGTCACTTAACGGTTTAGTTGGTAAATTAATTTCGCAACACAAATTACTTTGTTTAATAGGTGCTACTTCTTCTATGAACGAACCATGTGTGTTAGCATGATCAACATTCATTAAGTATATTCTACCTGTGTCTTTTCTTTCTGTTACAAAAGAACTAAACAACTCTATAGCAGGCATACTTTTCTTTCTGATGCTTGTCATACGTTCTGCTTTTTCATATAACTCTTGAAACTTGTCTTGGTCTTGGAAAAAAGCATCATAAAGTCCTGGTACGTCTTGAGGGCTAAACAATGTTATGTTACCACCACTAATTAACCTTTCGTACATCAATTTGTTAAACTGTACACCATAGTCCATATGACGCACTCTGTTGTCCTCTGTGCCTTTGTTATTCTTTAATACTAATAAGTCCTCAACTTCCAAATGCCAAATAGGATAGTATAACGTTGCCGCTCCACCTCTTACTCCACCTTGACTGCAACTCTTGACTGCTGATTGGAACATTTTATAGAAAGGAATAACTCCTGTGTGAGTTGCATCTCCACTCCTAATTTTAGAACCAACAGCTCTAATACTACCTGCGCCTATACCTATGCCTGCCTTTTGACTTACATACTTTACAATAGCACTAGACGTTGCATTAATACTATCCAAACTATCATCAGTTTCTATAAGTACGCAACTACTAAATTGTCTTTGTGGTGTACGCACACCTGCCATAACTGGCGTAGGCAAGGAAATTTTAAATGTACTAATAGCATCATAATATGCTTTTACATAACTCATTCTAGTTTCTGCTGGATACTTGCTAAACAATGTTGCTGAAATCATCATGTATGCAACTTGTGGTGTTTCAAATATTTCACCACTTGCTCTATTTTGTACTAGGTACTTGCCACGGAATTGTTCCATTGCCGCATAAGTTAAAACTTCATCTCGTTCATGATTGATATAATCGTTTAGTTCGTTGATATCTTCTTTTGTATATAGATCAGTAAACTCAGCATCGTAAAACCCTTTATCAATATTATCTTGAATAATATCGCACAAACAAGGAGGAGTAAATGTTCCATAAACTTGTTTACGCAAATGATAGTTAATTAGCCTTCCTGCTACATATTGATAGTTTGGTGTTTCTTCTGATATAAGGTCTGCCGCACTTTTAATAAGTGTTTCTTGTACATCTTCTGATGCAATACCGTCATAGAATTGAATGTTACTGTTTATTTCAACTTGACTAGCACTTACCCCAGAAATATCTTCACATGCATAT